TGCGTTGTAGCGCATGAATTTTGTAATATATTCTACAGCTAGATCGTTCTTCTTTGCTTGTGCCTGGCCAATCAAGCGTTTCAGGGTAACCTTATCCGTCTTAAACCCATGAATAGAGGCATCTCTAGGCCCCTCTGGTACAAGCTTTAAGCCTGCTTTCTCTCCAGTTGGTACGTAGAACACACCCTGGCCTTTACACTCGGGGCAGGGAGATAAGTTCTTATAGGGCTCACCTTGTACTCTGTACTGTACCTTATTCTTAGTCCGGTACTTCGCTTTGTATTTCTGGATTTTACCACTGCCATCACATGCACCACAGCATTGTATATGTGTCTTCTCGACCAAGATAGTAGTGGTACGCACAGCGGTATTAAACTGGGTTTTCTTTGGCATCCTGGCTGGAGGAAGTGGTTTTCCGTTTGGCCCTACACCTACGTTAAAAATCCGGCGATGTAAGTCCCTGTCAGTCACCACCCGACCGTAGAAAACCTTATTCATGCAGATACCCGAATTCAAATTTATAGGGGTGTCTCCCATAAGTTTCTCGTTAGTAGCCTTGAGGTATCTACCTATTTCTTCTTGCTCAGCGATAAATTCCTGCTCGACTTCCTCCAAGACATCTAGATCAATCTTACAGCCATTGTTTTCCATATGAGTGAGAAACTCTAGGTTAAGCTGTCCTAACTCAAAACATGGCTTCATGTCCTCATATTCCGGTGAGTTAAGCTCTTCCTCTTGCTGTAGGTATATTTCAGCACAGCTAATCACATCAGCTTCCGCGTACTCTAAGACTGTATCAATGGGCATAGCCTCGAAGCCAGTACCACTCTTGAACATCTCGTCTACCAAATCGGATTTCTTACGGGTTACATCTCTTCTCTCGGCTGTAGCTTTTAGCGACAATACCCACGGCCTTGCCTGGGCAAACATAAACTCCCGGACCATCGTACACTCGACAGGAGGTAGATCGAATTCCATATCAATAAGCCAAGAGGCATCGAACTTGGCATTATGAAATACAGCTTTAGTGCAGCTGTCCAGCGCGTCTTGTAAAGGTTTCCGACCATCAGCTTTTGGAACATCATTATGGTTCCACACCAGATGATTGATAGGGGATATAACTCCATCCTCGATAATCACCCAGTGAGCTGACACAGCATAGTTGTCTGGGTTCTTTGGACTGTTATCTATGTCACCGTCTATGATTGATACTTTTACCTCTAGGTCTCCCACAAACACCCTATTCGACATAGCGAGATACCTCGCCGTGTAGATTGCAGATGATCGTGTTGTGCCATCCGTTAATCTTGTTCTTAGATACAGTGATGAAACGTGTAGGATCTTCCTCTGCATCATCACTGGAGCCTGAGTGCTTGCCTAGACCAATAATGATATCAGCTTCAGCCGCTTTAGAGATCTTGCTCCCTGCCATCATGTCGTAGGTAACACGGGTCTTACCTGTAGCATCGTTAGACGCCTGGCTGACGCCCCAGATTACGCAGTTATGACGCTTAGCACTCTCACGGGCTCGACGGTATATCTCACCCAGACGCTCATGTGTGGCGTTGTATGATCCTCTGACGCTGATTTTATCGAGCTGGTCAATAAACACCGCTGCAGGTTTATGCTTGGCTAATGCTGCCTCTACCTTCTCAATATCCCAATCTTGAGCATCGTATATTACAAGGCTACCTTGCATCTTAGCCTTAAATATCAGCTCAGCTTGCTCACGGTCCTCGGCTACTCTTTCTTTTGTGTATCCCAGGGCAGTGCCATAAGCCCGTTTGATAGTGTCCTTGGTGCTTTCTTCGTTACCGATTATTAGAACCTTGTGACCCTGATCTATGTAACCTCCAGGCCCAAGAGCTAGAGAAAGTACAAAAGCAGTCTTACCGGTCTCAGGTGTCGCAAAGATGATTCCGAACTTACGGCGGGTGATACCTGGTATCTTCCTGTGTAAAGAAGACAGGTTAAACTCAAGCAAGCCCTCCTCTTCTTCCTCAGCTAGGATTTCGGTAATGCTAAGTGTCGTAGGCTCTCCGAGATCATCCGGCATGTAGCCTTCGCTGTTTCTCTCGACTAACTCCAAAGCCTGTCTAAAGGCATCGTCATTACCTTCTGAGATCTCCAGGCCGTAGGAGGCAAGTCTTTTACCTACGCTGCGCCTCCAGAGATGCTCAATGCTATCCTTTGCAATGTCAGGGCTGATCACAGAAGCTTCCTCTATGTCATCAACCAAATCTTTCATATTGTGGCGGTCAGCTTTAGTAGCCACAGGATTGTTCAGCTTCCACAAAGAAAATAGTTCTTCGCAAGATAGGTTATGCTGATATTTTTCGTGTGCCTCAGTGATAGCCTCGTACAATTCTCGGATATCATCTTCAAATAACTGCTTTGATAGTTTTTCTTTGTTTTGTTCATAAAAGTCATATGATAATAAACTTTTTAGAAAGTTAGTGTCCAACATGTCTCACCCCTATGGTATGTATTAGGGTTGTAATATTACATTAGTGAGAACAAAAATAAAGCCCCTCAAATCAATGAAGGGCTTATTTTTTAGTTTTGTGTGTGGTTAATTAGCTAAGATGTTCTTATCTTTAGCTTTGTTATGTCTGGGTGAGCATCCCCCCGGCGCTCCTTAATATCGCATTGCTGATAGACTACTCTAGGATTACCGCGCGTTAGTTCTTTCATCGCGGCTTCTAATCTAGCTTGTTCTTCAGCGGCTTCCTTAAAACCCCCAGGCAATTCATAATCAACCAAAATGAGCCCTCTTGCTTTCAATGGTCTTCCCCTTTTCCTTGTGTTTAACGTCGGTACTAGGTCAGCTTCGACGATGTATAATTAGCAGCTATACGGAAAAGGCTGGGGGGCCAAGATGTGGATGCATCAAATATATAGAAAAAATGACGGGCATGAAGCCGCCTGTAGGTGATAAATTACTAGGGCCAGATTTATCGCACTTATAGGCAAAGTTTCTAGATTTTAACCAAGTAGACGAACAAAGATAAGACCGAGCATACTTGGATCTTTTTGTCGTGAAATTAGGATCAACTACCCTCATAGCTGGCGTCCTCCCCTAAAACAGTCTGTATTTGATCCATGTTGAGCCATTTCAAATCATCTTCCAGAAACACAACTTTAGTGTTTACTCTACCTTCCAGTTTGCTTTTAAGCTTTATTGCTTTCTTACTAGCGTCTTTATCCAAGGCTACAACTACCTTTGTAAAGTGTAATAGTTGTGACCTTTGTTGAGAGCTTATACTGGTCCCAAGTAATGCGCAACCCGAACAAAAAGAGAACCTACTTACACTCGCAGCTGATGCAGCATCTTCTACAACAACTGCAACCTTACCTGAACCTATCTGAAGTAAGTCAGATGTATTTCCATAGTTCTTCCACTTAGGTTTTTCATTGCGGAGAGATCTGCCCACACCAGCTGTGCCACAAGGGAACATGAATATGACCCTACGAAGCGCTGGGCTGTACCTTACATCTATTAAACCATCCTCGTAGGCCTGCAGAGAGTTAACACCTTCGAGGTACTGTATGGCTTCCTTGTGGTTCCTAGCGGGAGATAGGTTTGGAGGTAGAGTAGCCACAGGAGTTGCGTCCTGCTTAGTGGCGGCGGCGAGACGATCCTTTAATCCATTTAGCGTATAGCCAACCTTCTTAGCTCCTCGAATGCCGCAGCTCGCCTTGAAGCAATTCCACACCCTAGCTCCTTCAGAATACTTAATACCAAACGTCTTGTTACCACCACAGAAGGGACAGTCTATACGGCGACTTTCACCCTCTCTCAGTCTAATGTTATCCAACATCTCAAGCTGTTCTTTGTAAGTAAACAAGGTATTAGGCTTTCATTTTATGCGTGTTGTAACTCATTGATAATTTATGCGCGGCTTTTACCCTGAAGGTCGTAGGTTCAAATCCTACTCCCGCAACCAAAGACTGAAATCATTACACAATTTGGTGTTTTGATATGCTGTGCTGCCATATGCTACCGCTACCCTAGTAGCTACACTTTTTATTACCTTATAAATCATCTTCTTGTAGTACGTGATTCTAGGTAATACGCACCCTCTGTTGAGCGCAGGGAGCACGTAATATCTAGCAGTTGTTGATAGGACATATAGATAAACTGTGGGTTGTCTCCATCGTCTGGAAACTGTGTCAGAAGAACACTGCCATCATCAGAGATCACCATCTCAACCTCAAAGAACATATCCTGTTCATCGATGGTAGTAACAAGGCTGGCGTCAGGCTCAAATTCTACGGTAAACATTACAGAAGGGTTTCATACTTGTTGAAGAGCTGTTCAAACTTCCATTGGTATAGTTGCTGCATACCCATCAAGGTGTTCATCATCTCATCATGCGTAGGCTCACGTTCACCGTCACCTATCTGCCTGAACACTACCTGAAGGTCATCGCATACATGCCAGCAGTCCATTATCATTGGTTCTAAGTCGTACAGCTTAGGCATCATCACCCTCCGTAAGTGCGTCCCAACTCACCGGGAATAGCTCAATCATCTTGTGGTCTATCTGCTTTGCTACCTCACGGGTCTCTGCCTGCGTGTCATCCTTGCAGCGCAGGTTACACATGTCAGCGAAGGCATCTAGTGAACCTGACCAGTACCACTCTGTCATAGTAGACTGTGGTAGTTCCATACGGGCTTGCTCAGGTGCTACACCGTGAGCTAGTAGATCCTTGTAGGCTTTAAGTGCTGCCCATCCTGAACTACCCCAGTCACCTACATTTACTACACCCTCAGAGCCTTGCTTCTTATCGGCACTGCGTCCACGCCATGCGTAAGGAGTGTATAACTCAGGTTCATCATCAACGTACCTACGACTGATTTCATTCCAACGTAGGAACTTATGCTTGACTAACTGACGTGCTACAAAGATCGGAGCCTTGATATGGAAACTTGCGAAGCAATGTCCGAATGGACTGATATGTTTGTGCTTGGCTAGGTAACGAATGAGCTTATCATCCTTAGCCTTGAGCTTAGGTGGCCCCCACGGATCGTCTTCCATCTCACTGGTCTTACCAAAGCTAACCCGTGCTGCGTTTACTACCGACAGGTCAGTACCCATGTGGTCGATATATGTTGCTTCTATCATTTGCTCTTCATCCTTTTGAGGCCGCAAACAGCGCACAGCCATAAGTGTTTCCAGAATAAGTCTGGTTTAGATTTACAGTCGTTGCAGGTCTCAGAAGGGTAGTTCACCATCTTTATCCAGTTCTGGCATGTTGTATTCAAATGTACGGATTGGCTTAGGCTCTTCTAAGTCCGTATCAGCAACAGCGATTACGCCCATGTCTGATAGGTAGTTAGCCAACTCAGCAGGTATCTGGTTATCCATTACCGAGCCTCCAGGTGCAGCTTGAGTTCCTCATAGCCGCCTATGTGCTGACCTCGATCATCAAAGATCTGGGGTACAGTTTTTAGACCCGCCATCTTTACCAAAGTTTTAAGCCAAGCGGATGTAGTGCCATCCAAATTATGGGTATCGTAAAGCATTTTATGTTGCCGAAGCAGGTCTATGCTTTTCTCACAGAATTCACATCCTGGCTGCTTCAACACTAAGTAACAGGTTAAGCTAGTCATTTAATGTCTCTCCTTCTAAGTTCGTCTCGTACTTCACGTATCAAATCTATCAGACGCTCAGTCACTGCCTGCGCAGGCTTACCGGTTAGTCTCTGTAATTCCCTTTCAAAGCCTGTACGGGCTTCGTTAACATTCTTATTCATCCAAACCTCTTTTTCATTCCATTCTGGGCTAATCCACGGGTTGGCCGTACATAGATGTTCAGCACATCTCTGCTCTGGTGGCCTGTTACTGCTCGTATTTCATCCGCTGAGGCACCGCTTTCAGCCATCTCAGTGGCTCCCGTGCGGCGTAGGTCAGCCATCCGTAGTTCATCTGGTAAACCCGCTTGCTGGCAAATGTTCCTAGCCTGCTTATAGTAGCTCCAGCGTGTGTGAGGGCGTCCAGTAAGGTCGTTAAGGACAATCGTGCCTGTAGAGCGGTTACATGCTTCGATACGATCTAAGATTGGCTGCGTTAGATCTACGTCTACGTGAGTGCCTGTCTTCTCTTGCTTAAACCGCAGCTCTGTACCGTACAGTTGATCAAATGTGACCTGACGCATATCACCTGGCCTCTGGCAAAGGTGGTAACACATCAAAGCCATTAGACCCAAGTTTGGCATATTGTTTTCATCGCAAGAAGACACAAACTGATTAACCTGCTCGGCATCCCACATCACAGTACGGGACGCTGGAGCTTTTAGGCGCATCTTCTCAAAAGGATTATGCTGAACTCGGTTAGCTCGCTTGGCTACGTTCCATATCAGGCGCATAACCTTCATACAGTGTACCGCACGATGGTGGCTGAAGTTCTCTCGGATAGTATTCTTAAGCTTAACGCCGTGTTCATTACTGACATTCTTAGCAAGCATGTCTCCGAACCGTACATTCGAGCTTTCTAGTCTGCTTTCGCTGACGTTTCTCATAAGCATACGAAAGCTGGTCTTAGTGTTCTTAGCGGTGTCTATGAACTCGTCTTGCCCCAGGTAATATGCAAACACACCGTTGACAGTAGTGTCCTTGACGATGAAATCACGTGTGTTACGGCGCTTAAAGTCTATGTATTCATCATCGATCTTAGCACTGTATTTCCTAGCCTCATCTATAGTGTCGAAGGGGAAGTACCTTACGCCTAGGGCATCCCGCAGGTATTTCGGAGGGTTAAAGGCCCAGTAAACTTTACCGTCAGCATGTTTGCGTTCATTCACATATTTGATATTCATGTCCGTCTCCTAATGTATCCCTGTTACCTTAGTAAACGCTTCCGATAGGTATTAGCAAGCACAAAGTGATCTACTAATGTAATTTTAGGGGTAGACAGATTACACTATCGTGTGTATCCTGCGGAGGCCTTTAGCCGGAGCAAACCCAAATAATCTATTATATAGGCCTTACTACTGAGCGCTGGAGGCGCTGTATTCATATAGCCTTAAACAAATTACCCCCGCGTTAGACATAAAAAAACCCAGCTAAGGCCGGGTTTCTTGCAGTCTATATTGATTGAGTTGTTATGTGAGCTCTATGTCCAAATCATAGTTCTCTAAGTGCAGCTTTGTCTTTTTGTCTTTCAGTAAATTATACAGGGCATCAGAAAGATCGATACTATGAGCAGGGTTATCCAAGATTTCGGCTAGCTTAATAAGTTCGTCTTTCGTTATATTCATATTATCTACCCCATATGTCAAAAATGTATTATAATGCATAAAATAATATCGGTCTCATTTCGATACCAAGTAGCTTTACAATGACCACGACCTACTACTGTTTTCTTCTACGTCTATGACTTTCTCTAAGTTATCTAGCAATCGCAACGCAGCTAAGTAACCTGTTTCCTCAGCGGTTTTTCTATACATATCAAACCAATCTTCAGCCATGTCTACCATTGTCTGTTTACCTCGACAAAGCCGGGTCTTTCGAGCACCAGGTCTTGTAATGATCCAACCCTCAGCCTCTGTATCATCAACCATCTGAATAACGGCCACTCTGGAAACACCTAGTAGCTTCGATATTTCCGATACACTGTAGTCTTGGTCAGTTAAGGTCGCGTGTACCATTACTTTAGCAAACGACTCCCGTGTTTCCGAGCTGTTGAAGTACCTTAGCTGCTTACTACTCTGCCTTGTGTTATATGCTTGTAGCAGAGATATTTCATGAGAGATGACGGCGGCGATAGCTTTCTCACGTATATGCTTTTGATATTGTCGCACGTAATCTTCTCCTACCTGGGTGATCTTATACGTAAACCTAGTTTACAAAGCTACAGGTTGCAATAGGGTAAGTATAGAGGTATCAATATTACACCACACCCTGTGGTGTCCCTCCCTCCCTGAAGGCCTGGCATTAATTTGCTGGGCCTTTTTTTTGTCAAAAATTCCCGCGCGTTAACTCATATAAATCCCTACTGTAATGTACCTATACGCAAGGTATGTAAGGCATGTCTGTGTTTCATTAAGGTAATTTCAAAATGATTTACTGATGTGATTTTTAATGTTGCAAAGTGTTTTGATCTATGTATTTTGATTCCTATCAGCTGATTTGTGGCTGACTAACTTAACCAACGGAGGCGACCAACCAATGCCGTTATTAGTAACGAACAACGG